AGTTTTCATTAGTCGCACCTTGTAATTGATCATATTGGTCATATACTGTTTCATAGGCATGATACAATGCATCAACTTCGTCTTGGTTAATATCATACATGTCATATACTTCATCTTCAAGGTTAGGGAATTCACCAATTGCTGACATTACCTTTTCAACTGAATTATTGAATCTATTCTGTCTAATTCCGTATTTTGCTATATTGTACCAGGCTGTTTTGATAGGATCACCATGGTGACCAACCTTTGCCCAGTTGCTTACTTCTCGTAGACCCAAATCGATTGGTGGAGTTTCACCGGCCATTCTTTCATTGTATGCGGCTAATCTTGCGACCTGTTCTTCATGCGAATCTTCTGACATAGCTTGCTCTGGCAAATGACCTTTGGGACCTGCCATGGGTTTTGTTTTTAGTCTTTGCTTTGTATCTTGTTGATGTTGTGTTTTATAATGTGGTGATTCTACTTGGTCAAGGTCCATCATTCTGGTAAAATCATCACTAGCACGATTTATTCCACGATTTACTCCGCGGTTAGATAATTTAGAATATTTGTTTTCTGAACTGTCTTCCGCTACACCTTCTTCTTCTGGAGCAGGTTTAGCAGGCTCGTTTTGAGGTGCGAAACGATTATCTCTATATTTTTTTAAAGCAGCACCTGTATGTATAGCTTCATCAACTTCAGAAGGCCCTAACAATTCTATGGCACGTAGATAACCTTCGTATGCCATTTCATTCTCATCATCATTCTCTAAGTCAATTTCCTTAGCTAGTTTCATAGCTTCAAATATGTCTGCGATTCCTTGTTCACGGGCCCACTGGCAGAACTTGATGATTTCGCTGTGTAGGCCTAGACTACGCAAATCATGCATGATACCTCTAACATCACCATCATGGTTATCTACTATGTCCATGAAGAAGTCTGAACTATGTGCATCTTCAGGAATACCAACTGGATTATTACTTGTAAGACTTTCATCTTCAGTTAAACTATCAGCCCACTCTGCTAACTTATTAATCTCTTTATCAATAGTTGATTCAGAAACTTTCTTGTGTATTCTATTCAATATTGGCATTACACTTTCAATGCGCGGGTCTAATGTTTCTTGTACAAACAATTCATTTAGATTTGTTTCATCGCCCTCGTCTTCCATCAATGCAGGAGTCCAACTTTCAAAGTAAGCATTGTATCCACGCTTACCGGTCATACGACTTAGTGACTCACGTAGACTTTGATAGTGTGCGATACCTTCATTAACTAATGATTGTGCTGATTCGTTGAATTGACCATTGCGTGTAGCACGAACGAATCCAGCCATCTTACTATATTCTTCACAAAGACTATGTACATGATTCCAACGGTCATCATTAACTTTACCACCTTCAGCAATGTGTCTAGCATATACACGGGCGATACCAGGCTTCTTAGTATCAAGCAAATATCTTTCACCTTCTTGATTCTCTAAGAAGATTTTATTTATGTTACGATAGCGTTTTTCACCTTCTTCGATGACACGGCTATGTTCAATAACAATCTTTACTGTAGGTATAGCATCGCTATAACTTGCTTTTCTGCCCATTGGGTAGTAACCCTCTGCTATTTTATCTTTGTTTCTCATATGGTTCCTTCTTGCCATGTCATCTCCGACTCGGTCTTTGTTTTTAAAATCAATTCCTTTAAGTCCTTTGGTCATTCTCCAAGCACTTAATTGATCATGTAACCCCGTCCAAGTATCATCATAATCTAATCCGGGTGTTTTTTCATCAGGACTATTAGCTACATCATCACCAAAATATACAATCATTTTACGGTTATCATCTAATGTGACATAAACACTACCGTAATCTTCCCCGTCTTTAGTGAATTCAAACTTGAATATATCTGCTTCTTCTGGGACAGGCGTGACTTTACCCTCAGCATCTAACGGTTTTGGATTGTATTTAGATAATAATCTATAAAGAGCAACGTTTAATGATTCTGTATTTGTAGGCATAATGTATTTATCTTAAACTCAACTTAGCACGGCAAAGAATGGTAAGGGAGCAACGAATTCCTCGTGGTCCCTAACATAACTATCTAATTCAAAGTGATATGAGCCTAATTCCTGTATCATCCTTACATTTAATAAGCTGGCCATAATCAAATCGTCAGTATCCCCAATCTTAGCAGCATAACTACCCGCATATGCTACAAACGCTTTTAATTCACTTATAAGACTACGACTATTTATGGTTAGTTTCTTGCTTTCTAGTAAGGTCTTAAACTTAGCACAAGCGGTTAATTTACTCTTATTTGTAGTATTAAATCCTTTACGCTTCTTGCCTGGTTCGCTGATGAATGTTCCGGGGATGTTATTCTCTCCATATTCGTTTAGTGACACCAATGCTGCTTCCCCAATGCTATTGTTCTCTACACTATAATAGAGATTGTTTGGTTCACCGGTGCATTCTACAATATACTTGTTTATCTGTGCGATAAGTTTAATCTGTGTTGGGATGTCAGTTTTATTGTGTTTCCATTCACCAACTTGTGTAACAGTATTTGCTTCAAAAATTTGTATTGCTGCTGGATCACTACCAGTACCAAGACTTGGGTCTAATGATACTGTGTAGATACTGCCCTTTTTTGGCTTCTGATACCAGCGAACTTGTCCCATACGACTTACTGGCTCTATTCCTTGTAACATCAATAATGTATTAGGATTGATAAGTGTTTCATCAGCAATAATAAATTCGCAACCAATCTCTCGGTTGAAACGATCTTCACCAAGCTGTGCTTTCATTTCATCAGCCCACTTTTGATCTCGTCCGGGTTGTTCATGCCACTCTGCTCTATATGCTCTAAAGCCATTGATACCCAATTCAGTAGTGTTACCAAATTCATCTTCAGTTTTGTTAGCACCTTTCCAGATGAAGGCAAACTGATCCTCATCACTGTTTGGGGTGCTTGTGATGATAGCTTTACCACCAGTACTTAACGTTGGAGTAATAGCTGTCCAGAATTCTTTAGCGATACTTGGTCTAACGAATGCAAACTCATCTAGGTATAGTAATGTAATACTCATACCACGACCTGTATTTTCAGTAGTAGTTGCACTTACGATACGACTACCATTTTCAAAGTCTAATGAGCCTTTGTTGTAAGTTGTTACACCTGCTTTGATATAGTCTGGGCAGTTTTCATATGCGTATCTTACACGCTGCATAATCTCTTGTGCGCCAGTGTACTTGTGTGCTGCGATAAGAATAGTACTGTCTGGTTTGAACATAGCGTACCAGAGTAAGTATCCAGCAGCACTAGTTGATTTACCTGACTGTCGTGGCATCAAGCTAATACTATAGCGATAGTTATGATAAGTTTCTATTAATCGTTTTTGATACCCGTATGGATGATATACCATACTCCCTCTTGTAGGGTGTTGTATCATAAAGAAGTTATCCATAAAGTATAGATAACCCGTGTCTGGATCACAGCACTTTATAAAGTCCTGTAATTCTTTATCGTTCTTAAATTTAGTCTTAGTATAGGGATCTTTAACTAAAGATGCCTGTCCGGTTTTCGTCATACTCATAATGAGTATTTATTACAAATTATTTGATATCTAATGGTCTTTGCTTGGTAGCAACGATACAGTAGAATTTTTCTCTTGCTGTGATTTTCTTTTCACTATCGTCCGGGTCAGGAAATTCTATATCAAACTCAAAGTTTTCAAACTTATCAATATTGAATCCAGTGCGTACAATTAATGCGGCTAATTGATCTTGCCCCAAAATACTATAGTGATTTAGATTAGCTTCATGTCGTCTTTCACACCCTGGCTGTGGGACTTCAATATAAATCTTACCAAATTGTTTAAGAACACGATTATATTCCATTAGACTAAAGATAGGATATGGACTATGCTCTAATGCATGGCGTAGAAATAGAAAATCTACACTTTCATCATAATACCCTTCACTTTGTGGAAGAAAACTCAAATCATACTTTTTAATAGTATGTCCTTTATCTTCACATGCTTTGATATCACCCGGGCTTAGTGTTACACCAATTACGTCTGTGTATTCACGTTTCTTCATCTCATCTAAGAAATAGCCTGGGCCACATCCTAAATCTAATATTTTACTATCTTTAGGGATATTTAATGGGTCAATATATTGTTTGACTACGGTTTCAGTTAGACCCCTGTGCATTTCGCTATCACCTTCATCATAGATGTGTGCGGTGTATAGCCATTCGTTGTAAAATTTAAGTTTAATTAAATCTAGTGTTTGGTTAATATCAATAAGCATTCAGAATCCTGTAATTTGTTATAATTACTTATTCTAAAATTTGTTGTTCTGATTATTTTCTTTTGTAACCTTTGAATGGTTTTACTAGGCTAGTAGTGTTAGTATCTTCTGGTTCTTTACTTTTACTGTATGGAACAACATTCTTTTTATCAGTTGGAATAGTCTTGGTAGCTGATATAAACATGTTATGTTCTTCTTCTGTGTATGGATGTACGGTATTATACTTCTCAGCAAAACTTGAATTATCCATTTCTACTGCATCTTGACTTTTACCGTCAGCCATACTCATAGCCATCATCATACGATTCAAATGATATATACGGTCATATCCACCAACATCACGGCTTTTGTAAACACCTTGTGTAGCTTGACTATGATGGTCATGCATCTTACCTTCACCTTCAGTTAAAAACTCACTGGCTCTCATTTTGGATATCCTTTAAAGCCTCTTACTGGGCTAATTTTATCTACATCAGGTGCTTCTTCACTAGCCAGTGTACCAATTTGTACAGCATCACTAGGTGGCATACCCATAGAACGCAATGCATCTTTGATCCATACTTCAGCTTTAGGATCATAACTTACTACAATTTCATTCTCACCAAATACTGATTCTTTACCGTCAAAACTTGGTACCCCATCTTGGGCACGTTGACTTGCACCTTTAGCACCTGCAATCGCTACACCGAACCGATATTGTAAATAAGGGTCTTGATTCTTAAGTGCAGGAATCTTAAACGCACCCGGTAATGCTAATCCAACATCACGGGTGATTGTTCCTGTCCTACCTTCAGTTATGAATTCACTTGCTCTCATACTGTGATATCGTTTTCAGTCTGAATGATTAAATTATTTTCTGTATCAATGACAGTGTTAGATGTTTCTGTCTGTAAATCTAAGCCTGGCACAGGAACACCTGTCCATGTAATCTGTGCTGATATAAAATGAAATATTGTTGTATCTATTAGTGGATTAACTAAAATACGAACATTTGAATCAAAAATATCCATGTCATAGTCAGTTAATATATTGCCATTGAACAATGTATTATGTCCATTCCACTTTAAATCACTACCGTCATTAATTACTGATACATTTAATGTGATGTTTTCAGTATCAGTGGATAGTGTATCATTGGAATTAATCTGAAATATGCCTTGTGTAAATGTTTCTACCGGGGCTGTAAATATAATTTGATTAGCAGTCAATCCAGTAGAATAAGCACTTGAAGTAAAAAATCCTGTGCTGTATAACTGACTGAAATTATTGTTAACTTTTTCAAAAGCGGTACGTAACGGATCACCTTCCCCATCATTGGGTTGAGCACCTACGTTGATTATTTCTTGGGTCATCTCTATATCCTAAACTATAGTGTATTTATCACTTTAGTCAGAATTGACCTGTTCAAAAATTTTCTTCTGTTCAGTATACCATTCAAGTATTGCTTCTAACTGTGCCGCACATTCATGTCTTGTAGCATAGTTTTTTGCCACAACTTCCATTAAATTGCTCAATGTAGTGGTTGTACCCTCAATAGTCTGTAGAGGTTTACACGTTTGTGTCAATTGTTCCGGCAATTCAGGGAACTTTTGCTGCACAGGAACTACTGTGCTACATGCTGACAAAAAGATTACCGATAATAGTAGTAGTTTTTTCATTTTCTTGGGGCCAATATTATCGGTGGAGTAGCCAATTGATTGTGCAAATCAGTAGATACTTCTACCTGTTTCTTTAACAATGCGGGGTCATTCTTTGCTGCTGCGTTGTGGGTAGTGATAACTATCTCTGGGATATCGCAGGTATTGTTGTATTTGACTATTTCTCTATCAATAAATTGCACTATGTCATCACCCTTTTCTTTGATTACTTGCTTTTTGGTAAGTATTTTAGTAATAACTTCTGTGTTTACTTTCTGTGATTCGGTCTCTGCTTTGGCAACTTTAGTTTCCAACTCTTTAACTTTAAGTTGCCAAATTGCTTGTTCAGTTAATCCACCTTCTAAATATAAGCCAAAACTTAATACTAGAATACTGATAATCTGTATGGGGAGTTTGTATGGGGCAATGAAGGGTATAAACCCTAAGACGAAACCAGCGATAGTTCCTAGAACCCCAACAGTAAAGATGATATGAGTTACGAAATCAGGAAGATATGATAGAATCCACATAGACTTATTTATCTACATGATTTGTTATTTAAAATCTATCTAAAAATTCTTGTGACAAGAACCAATCTAAGTAAGCAGGTATACCCTGCTCAATATCAACAACAGGTTTCCAATCTGTCATGTTAACCATTCTACTACTATCCAATGTATCACGATTTGGATAAAATATATCATGTGGTTCTATAACTATTTTGCTTGGAATACGACCATTTATTAATTCAGCTGCCTCAATAATTTTACGACCATTGTTGCGGGTACAATTAAAGATTTGATTTGCAGCATTTGGATGTATTGCTGCCTGAGTAAACGCACCGGCAACATCAGTTACATAACTAAAATCTAGTTTATTATCTGGACCATTAACAATCATTTTACCTGTCTTTAATGCAGATACAGTCATTTTACTTATGACACGCACCACCATGTCTCGGGTACCGTACAAAGCACTAGGACGCAATAATACATATTCTAATCCATGTTCGTGATGCCAAATTTTGCACATACGTTCACATTGTAACTTATAGCTACCGTAAAGCGTCAGTGGATTACATACTGCATCTTCATTTGGGGCTCCATTGAATGCATCAAAATCACCATATACCATGCTGCTACTTGCTAGTACAAAACGTTTGACATTATACTTAACACATAAATCTAGTGCAATGGCAGTAGCTGCAACCATATTAGTGGTAGCATCTACAACATTTTTCTTAACCATTTTGGCATTGGGATATGTAGCAAGATCAATTACTACATCTGGTCTAGATATATCAAATACCGTATTCATAAACGCACTATCGCATACGTCACCTTGATGATGTTCATGTACACCCATATAACGAATACGTTGTTGCATCACTGGATCATATTCCCAATTTTGATATTCACCATATTGGTGGTGTACATCAACTGTTATGATATTATGACCTAGTTCTGTCATTTGACGAGCAACATGATGACCAATAAATCCGTGCCCTCCTAAAATTAATACTTTCATTTTAATTCCTCTACTATTCTTTCTACTTCTAAATCTGTTAATGTATGTTGATTGGGTACAGTAAAACTTATAGATTTTAATCTATCACTTACTGGAAAATAATTTCCTGTAGTGTAGATAGATTCATCATTTATAGTCTTGCGATAATGAACAATAGCACCAATTTCTTTGTTATTTAATTCTTGTACAACTTGGTCACGATTATCACTTTGAAATACTAATTTATGATATGTATTTTTTATTAAAGTATCGTTAGCAGACTTAAATTTACAATTGGATATTATGTATTCACTAATCTTAGTTCTGCGATCTTGCCATTCGGTAGAATACTTAAGTCCAATTAGTACTGCGGCTACTTCCATCGTTGACATTATACTGTTTAATCCGGCGCCAACTGAAATATCATCATTGCGTATCTTTCCATGTATACGTAATAATCTACATAAATTAGCTATATCTTTGTTATCAGTTAATAATGCTCCTCCCGAACCCCAACTAGAAATAGTCTTACTAGGGCTAAAACTCACGCAACTCACTAGACCATTACTTGCACTATAACCAATTCTATCATGACTTTCTAAACTTTGTGCTGCATCATTGACAACTGGAATATTTAATTGATTTAATTTATTCCAATTACTTATATTACCAAAAATATCAATTGGTATAACTGCATCTACATTATTAATTTTATCAACATCTATGGTATAGTTTTCTGTTACATCAATTGGTACTACTTGATAACCTGCACGAACTACCGCATGTGCAGTAGCTGTAAATGTATAATTACCCACAGCCACTTTAGCATTTTTGGGTAACTTCAATGCTTGTAACGCAAGGTCTAATGCGTCAGTGCAACTACCTGTAACTACACAGTATTTTCTATTAAATCTTTTACACAGTTCGTTTTCTAATAACAACGCAGGTTCACCGTTTTGAGCAATGCCCAATTTATGATAATGATCCGTTAATGAAAACACTTCATCACGAACCTGTGACCAAACTCTATCAGTTTGAAAAAGTGTAATCTTAGCTGACATATTTGTATAATAGTGTGAATGCCTCAGCATCTTCATTACCGGATTTATCTCCGTATACTTTTGAAAGATTTTTAATTTGATTTAATTTATCATTAGTGATATAACTACTATAGCATTGTAGTAGGCTTTTTTTAAATTCCCAATCTATTCCAATGTATATATTAGATGAATTTGTTTTATATTGATATGAATAAGGCCAACTTGTCATAGTCCAAACTTCTTTAGCACGTTTTTGTAGTAACGGCCATGCTAGTTTATATGTAGTTTTATGGTCTTGATGATAATCTTCAGGATTGGGTACTATGGCAAGGTCACAACTATCAATTAGTTTACTTAACTCAGTCATGGTATTGTTATCACATACTAGATTTGGTCTACCATTATTGTGTAAATTTGTGTTAAAGACTCTAAGTTCAAATTTAGATAATGCATAACTATTAGCTAGTTCTTGGTTAACTATAGCCTGACTACGCTTTGCATTTACTTCTGCACTAGGCTTAACGGTTAAAACAGAAATAATTTCTGCTCCAGCATCTTGAAACTTTTTTAGTGTTCCGGAACAAGCAATTTCTAAATCATCTGGGTGCGGTGATATCGCTAGTATTTTCATTTAATTTACCTCCCCAGAACTTGCTAGTCCTTAGCCAGTCATAATATTTCTGAAATCCTTCTTCTACATCAACTTTAGGATCATATCCAAAGTCTCTACGTGCAGCATCAATGTTCAATGAACCCCTGCTAGGGAAATCAATATCTTTATCTTTAATGTCAATTGAACCTTTTCCTACAAGATTAACTGCTAGCTTGGCGGCATCCAATAAACTACGACTATGGCTCTTTGTTATGTTATACGTTTTGTTATCTGTGTTGTCGCTTATTGCGGCTGCAACAATACCATCTGCGGCGTCATCAACATAAGTAAAATCTAGTGTTTCATTAGCACCATTAACTTTTAATGTTTCTCCGCGCATTGCTGTAATTAAGAATTTGCTTATTACACGGTCTTCAACATCTAATGGACCATACACAGCACTAGGACGAATGATAGTGTGAACCATATTGTCACGGCGTGTGTAGTCTCTGACTAACCATTCACCTGCTAGTTTCATAATACCATACTGACCTTGAGGCTTACATACTGCATCTTCTGTAACATCATCTGTGAAGTCCCCATATACCATGCTACTACTAATGTAAACAAATTTACGCACTTCATTTTTCACGCTAGATTCTAGTAGATTAAGTAATCCTTCACTCATTACACGACTTCCCATTGCAGGATTACTGTTTACTACCTTCTGTCTAGGGAAGCTAGCCATGTGAATAACAATCTCTGGCTGCTCAATATAAAAAATTCTATCTACTTCATTAGCATCAGAAATGTCTTTATTGTACATAAAACTTAACGTGTCAGTAAAGTTACGTGACATAAATTTCTTTTCTCGCTCAACCATCAGATAGTCAATCTCACTTTGAGGAATGATACCGTAATTGGTTTTATTATCAATTATTGATGTAGTATGTCCTTGTTCTGATAAACGTTTTACTACATTGTGCCCGATGAGTCCTAGCCCACCTGTTACTAATATATTCATTTGTACTTTAAACTCCAAAATACGTAATCTTTTGATTTCAGAAAGGCATGGATGGTGTATGAGTAACCATATATCATTGGATCGTGATATCTTTTCCAAATTGGAGCCGGCTTACTGTTTTTCATAAGCCATTGTCCTTCTTCTGTTTGTTGCCAGTTCCAAATAGGTTCAGCAACATACAAATCAGGATCTTCTACATCACCCATCTTAATGGTATGTACTACGCATTCAATTGTATCTGGTTCTAGTTTCATACTGCCATATCTGCTTTAATAGCAGTATAGCACTTGTATTCAACTAACTCAATATCTTCGGGTATAAAATCATCTATATTTTTTATAGCACGATTAATCTTTAATGTGGGCAATGCCAATGGTTCACGACTCAATTGTTCTTTAACTTGTTCAACATGGTTAGTATAGATATGTGTATCACCTGTACTGATAACTAATTCAGCTACACCTAACCCACATACTTGTGCGATTAAATGAGTGAGTAACGCATAGCTAGCAATGTTAAAAGGTAAGCCAAGAAACACATCCACACTACGCTGATACATATGGCAAGATAATTCTTTATTCTTGTTGACATAGAATTGGCATAATACATGACATGGCGGTAAAGCCATTTGGTCTAACTCACCTGGATTCCAAGCAGTAAGTATATGTCTACGACCATTGGGATCTTTTTTGATACCCTCTATCAATATCTTTAATTGGTCGATTTCTTTATGATGTATACTACCTTTACGATTGTATGTTGAGCCAAACTCATCCATAAAGACTTCGCTTTTGTGTGATACAGGAGTAAGCCAATGTCTCCATTGTACTCCGTATACACGACCTAGGTCACCCTGAAACTTTGCTTTTGGTTTCCAATAACTTGCTAATGCGTTTGGTGTCCAGATAGTAGCAACACCCTCACGTGTTCCATGCGTGAGTTCTGCTAATCTACGTTCATCTCTACTACCCTCAATGAACCAGAGTAGTTCGCCTACACACGCTTTCCAAGCAAGTTTTTTAGTAGTGACGGCTGGAAAACCCCCACGCAAATCAAAGCGAAGGTGACGTCCAAACACACTAATAGTGCCAGTGCCAGTTCTATCATCTTTTGTTTCTCCGTTGTCTAGAATATCTTTTAATAATTCTAAGTATTGTTTCATAGTCTACCTAATAGTTTGTCAGTTTCAGGTTGTACTGCATCGGCAATATTTTGTACGTTTAAAATAAATTCAACACCAACCACTGATTCATCATATTCTTGTAATTTTCTACTTACAATATCCTCTATCTGTTCTGGTTCTAATCCTTGAGTTAAAAACTTTTCAATGTTTATAGTATGTTGTTTTTTACCCTGCATTTTGATTACTAATTTCTTAATAAACTCTACGGGTATTTTATTTTTCTCAACATCTTCAAGGATATGTTCCCACTTTTCGATGAAGTCTGGGCTCATTATGCACTAACTTTTGCTCTTGGTTTCTTTACCTTAGTAGCTTCTACTACTGGCGCTTCAACTACAACTGCTTTCTTACTTGCACGTGGCTTCTTCTCCATTACAGGAGGATCCATTTCTGCTGCTTGCTTCAATAGATTCTGACTTTCAACCATCAATCCTTTAGCCTCAGCAGCCATTTTTGCAGCCTGTTGACGTAAGTTGTTTGCTATAGCATTATCACCCAATGCATCATTACTATTTGCTATCAATGGTTGTGTTTGAACCTTAGCATCACGAGTTTTTTGTTCACGCATTCTACGTGCCACATCACTTGGTGTTTGTAGTCCACGACTTTGATCAATATCAGCCATGCGTTTAACTGCTTCTTCACCTTGTTTCATTTCGGTTAAAATTTTATTGAGTTCATTCAATTTGATTTTAGTTTGACTATTTGGTGTGACAACAATATTCTCGGTGTTTACTTTCTTTAGCAAACCTTCACGATGCAATGTTTGTAATATTGGATTACCATCTAAACCCAAGGTACGGTTTAATGCATCACTTAATGATTCGGCATGTTGCCCAATATCACTTTCAATGCAACGTATCAACGGATCGTGAATGTGTTGATTTAATGTCTCTGTATATGTTACAAGACACATGTGTGGTTCACCCGGAACCTCACGAAAAATGATAGCAACCTTACGATCACCTTGCTTACCGACATGTTTTAAAAAACTCATAATATTCTCCTAGAGTACATAGATATTTAATATCTATTATACTCAACGAAATATTTTTATGAGTGATCTTTGGTCAGTGAATCAAGCAATTTATATTGCTCATATGCTTGCACAACCGCAGGTGTAGTGTTACGATTCTTAGGAGATACTTCTACCCAAACATCATCACTTAATTCAGGATGAATAAACTGATTACCCAAACCTACAAAGTTTCTTGGTTGGTGAACCTTACCACCTTTATACAATCTACTAGCAAGTGCTTCTACTTCTTCCCATGGCTTAACTGCAATGTCATAGTCGGTAGGATTGCGTGAGGACCAATTACCATCATCATAGTATTGTTTTACGATAGTAAGAAAAGCCTCATAATCCTTAGATTGTGTGCGAGTAATAAGCAATAGTACATCATCCTCGGACACTTCACCCATTAGTATACTACGCAAACATCTACCCAAACTTGTTCCAATATACATCATACAATCACCTGTAGTTTATTATTTGATCTATCACTATAAAATTTATGTCCAATATTACGAATAGCATCAACAATTACTTGTGGACTAGTTTCAAATGTTTCTCTAATAT